ATGCCAACAACTATTGACAAGGAGCGGTTAAAAGAACTGGCTTCAGATCCCGAGCAGACCAGCGAATCTATCAGGGCAGCGCTGGGAGTGAGCGATCTCTACTACGAATTCAAGAAGGACCCAGCGCTCAAAACCATTTTTGAGGAAGCGAGAACAGCGGCACGAGCTGCCGGCGGAAGATTGAGAGGGCGTAAGCAGACCACTAAGGCGTCAGCGAAGAAACGCTCAACCCCCCCCCGCAATGGTAATGCCAAGGGCGGCGTGAGCAACGAGCTGCTCCGCAAGTTGATTCTGGAATTTAGCCACGTCGATGTATATGGCAGGCCGAGCGAACACTTCAATGAAATCAGAGAAGAATTGGGAGCGGTGCTGCTTGTCTCTTAAACGGAGAATCAAATGAGCCCCACAAAGTTTCAATTTCAAAATGCAAAAGAATTTCGGAGTGGTGGCAACGATCTGCCTTCGGCCGTGGAAGCAACCTTGAAAGAGTTCCAGAAAGTTGCGGCCGACAATCTCAGAAGAGGCGAAGGCAGCATCGTCACATCAGTGGTCAGCCCAAAAGAGGGTGCTTACTTCGCCATAGTTCTCGCCGGCCCCTTCGATAACCTCGGCACGTTGCAGGACTCATTGAAGGACTCGGCGGAACAGATGCCCATCCATCTCGACCGACTAGGTTTCAAGTGAAAAGGAAGCTTGAACAAATTTCAGCCGCCGCGATGCCGCGCGTTACGCGGACCGAGATCGTGTGCGGCGATTGCAGCGGCATAGCGTTACTGCCACGGCGAACGCTGCTTACCACAAATGGCGACTGTGCCGGCTGTGGCGGACGCAGTTTCGAGCTGGCTTCAAAGCTCTGCCAGAAGCTGGCTACCCATTTAACCGAGAGGCAAACAATGCCGACAGGCCCAGGCACCGGAGACGTGCTGATCGTGGACCAGGCGAGTTTTGACTACCCGAATTGAACGAAAGGACAAATAGAAATGCAGCAGCAATATGTGACACGAACTCCGATGCAGCAGGCGGTAGTGGACCAGCTTGTGCGCAACTTCAATATTCAAGGCGACCGAGTCCTGTTTCTCAGCAGGCAGGACCCGATCGATCCGTGGATTCCCTACGATCAGCTCGTGGCGATCGCGCGCCAGTCAGGGAGGTTTCAATCGATCGCTGAGTCGTACGTGGAATACATTTCCGACCTCAAACAACTGATTCATTCAGCCACGGTCATTGATCCGGATGGCCGCAGTTACATTCGTTCAGGCGCTGCAACCATTGGAGAGAAACTGCCAAACGAAGAGATTCCAGACGAGCATGCACTCGCCGCGGCGCGCGCGCTAAAAGCTGCGCTCGATGCCGCCGGCTTTAATCCTGTTAAGGCCGCTCCGATTCTCGATCTCAATCTGCAACCAAAAGAACATGAAGTTGCGGATCAGGCAGAGTCGCGTCGACAAGACCTGAAAACCATTCATGCACTTGCGGAGCAAAAAGGTCTGATCGTGCCGCTGGATGAAGATGCTTCTCAGAAGGACTTCACGGCCTATCGCGGGTTTCTGGAAACAAACTTCGGCACAAAGACGACCGTGAGCATGGGACCGTCAGATCGGGCGCGGGTAATCAACGCCCTCCGAAATCTGCCGGATCTTGATGCGCCAAAAAACGTAGCGTGGAGGATGTAATCGTGTTGACCACTGCCTTCGGTGAGGCACAGCTCAGAAGTGGTCAACCAGGCGAGGCGGGAGCTTGGGGGCATGCTCCCGCCTTCGCCAGCTTCAAACGAGGAATCATGAAGCATCTTTGTCATCACCCAACATGTGAAAAACCGGTACCGCCGAGCATGCTCGCGTGCAGGCAGCACTGGTTCGCGTTGCCGCCAGAGATTCGAAAACTAATCTGGCGCACCTACAGACCAGGGCAGGAAGTAGATAAGCGGCCGAGCAGAGAGTACCTCGACGCTTTCAAGCAGGCCGAGGACTTCTGGAACCGACATCTGGCGAACGCAGCAGTCGTCAACGATTGCCCGCTCTTTGAAACAGCACTGAAGGACTGAGAGAACGCAGTTATGACTGAAAACAAAATTACCCTTTCCCAAAAGACCGATATCGAGCTCCTGCTAATGAACATTCGGAACGCGAGGGCCGCGGCTCGTCACTGCATGATTAGCCGAGAACTCTATGTCGCAATAATAAATATCGAACAAGCCGAAATGTGGATGGAAAAATTCCTGCGGGAGCATCCGGTCGAGAATTGAAGCGGAGCAATGAAAGTCGGACACCAATCAGGAAACACAACCAGCGATTTGTTCATTCGTGTGGTGAAGCCGCACTCAAAATTTTGTACTGCTCCCAGGCGTCGCGGCGGGCACTGGCGGATCGACGTCGACAAAGACGATCGAGTGCAGCTCCTGCAGCGAAGCTGGTCAGGTGACATGCGGGGCAGTATGTACACGTTCATTCCGTTGTGCTGCAACATCACGCCTGGCTGCGAGGCTTTTATTCTCGCGCCGGCGTCGCATCTCGAGTGGGCCGTCGAAGCCGTCGTCGAGCAAAACGATCTTGAGTAGCAATTTTAATTTCGAAGCATTTGAGCACGAGCTGCTGAATCCGTTACGCGGCCATCAGTTGACGGAGTACGAGGCGTTTGTCGCCAACCTGCTGTTGGAAGCGTCAAGCAAGAATCCGATGCAAATAGCCGAAATCATTTTGGAGATCGGAAGGCGCTTCGGCGATTGGCCCAAAGAAAGAGAAGTCAAAAACATTGTGCGCACGCTTCGTAAGGAGCACGCGTTTCCGATCATTTCGCGGCGATGCAAGCCCTCTGGTCTTTGGTGGTGCGGCTCCGCTGAGGAGATGAACGAATTCATCGAAACCTTTCGCAGTCAGGCGCTGGATGAGCTGCACACGCTCACCAGAATCGTGAAGGAGAACTACCCCGCACTGGCGGGGCAGTTAACGCTGGAGGAGCAAAGCGATGGTCCCACGACCCACTGAAGAAGAAATCATTCAAGACTTAATCTTTGAAGTTCAGACTGCGGCGACACTGGCGTGGGTGTATCAGCAAACGGAGGAGATTATCCACCAGATCATAGAGCAGCTCTTGGAGAAAGGCCTTGTCGCTCCCGTTGGGGGATCTCGCCTGGGTGACGTGCGCTGCACAATCTGTGGTGCGGAGTACGAACGCGAATACGAACTGCCTCGCGATCCTTGTCAGCAATGCGGCGGGTATGTGGAAGACGGCTGCAAGTGGTTCTACATCGGCGGTCCTATTTCGGAAGCTCTCGCGGCTGTTGCGTAAAGAGGAACCACAATGAAAACCGTCGACGAACTGCCGATAACGACAAAACGGCTGCGCACAAACCGGAAGCTGCTCGCAGCTGAGATTAAGAAGCTAACGGCACTGTCGGCCATGAAAGTCGACAACGCGCACAGTCGCACCGCTATGTGTTTGGGAGCAGTTTACGCGATCGGGTGGGTCTTAGGTGAATGCGAGACGCCGACTGAGAAGATCGCGGCGGCGTTGCAGAAAGGACGCCACGCATGAAGAAACGTCGCTGCCAGGGTGTGCTGATCGAAAACGAGTTCTGCCAGAACGACGGCAAAGATGCTTTTGTATGCATCTGGTGTGGAACCACTTACGACAGGAAGCCAGGCATTGATGCCGATGATCGGTGTCGAGCCAGGTTTCTGACTTATAAACCCGTTCGAGGGTTAATTGATCAGGTTTGTGCGGCTAGCGCTGGGGCACGCTCGCTGCACGAGGAGGAGAGCCGTCGAGGTGGGTCGGCGGGTCTCCCCAGGGGAGCCGTCGAAGTGGATGCCGGCGGCTCTCCCAAAACAAAGCTGCAGAAACGCATTGCATGAAACGGACGATCACGCTAATTGGCGCGGCGAACTATCGCGGAGAGGAATACGATCCGCGAACAAAGTCGCTGAAGATCCAGATTGGAAACATTGTTTTTGAGACCGTCGATATATTGGGTCGCTACACCTGGTTGGCGCGAACGGAGGGAATCGGAGACCTGGCCAAAGAGCAAAAAATGCTTCGGAGTCCTCGCGGCCAGTTCCGTGGAGTACTGGAAACGAGGCAACGCCGAAAGGTCCATGAGGAAGTTTATTGAGCGGTTGGTTAAGCATCAGGAGTAATCATGCAGTTAGCAGCACGTCAAGAACGTCGCCGTCGAAGCTCACCACGCTCTACGCGTGACCGCACGATCGCGGCCATTCATATTACCTGGAAAAAGATCAGACGCGATTTGCGAGACGCAGAAGAGTCGCGAGAGCAAAGACTGGCCTTTATGGTTGGGGTGCTCAACTTAAGGCGACCGATCGCGTCTTCGCGAGATCTGACTGACAGGCAGCTTGGGAAAGTGCTGGACCGGATGCGCGAGCTCGAGAGACAGCCTGAGTTGCCAGGCGCGCAAACCATTCATGCAGTGACCGCGGAAGAATCGGCGAACACCGGAGCTGAGATCATTCACCTGGCGACGGCGGCACAAGTTGCGACGATCGAGAAGCTGTTGGTCCACCTGGGATGGAGTCCGGAAGCGCAAGCTGGTTTCATCCAGAAAAGATTTCAGCGAACCTCACCGCGGCTGCTCACACCCACGCAGGCCAACAGCCTGACAATGATCCTGCTTAACATCGCAGCCGCAAAAGCGATCCGCGAGCGTGAGGATGTCATGCGCGTGACGCGCACCATGATTCGTGTAGAGATCCCGCAGCTGAAGCGCCGCCTGGGGATAGATCAGAAGCTGGTGGTGGAAAGAAAGGACTACGACGAATGAGCGCGAACCGCAGAACAGAAAAGGAGTGGCCGGCACACTACAATCCTAAACCAGGCGAACTCAACGCCGCGTGGCCCACCGTCCGTACGGAAACTCTCGTCGAGTTGGTCCTGGGCGCAATCAAACGCGGCGCGGAGACGGAACGAGAGATCAAGAAAGCCACAAACCTGAAGGACCATCAGCTGAGTAACGCCCTGGCAGAACTGATCCTATGGCGCAAACAAATCACCTGCACTGTCGATGAAACCGCAGACGTTAGAAGGTATTTTCCAGTCTGATTGAGGAGAGCCCTATGCAGATTGATCTTGGCCGGAAAGTTGCGGGGGGGGGCAAAGGTGAAGGTGGTTCGCGTGAAGAATCGCGTCTACCACAACGGACGGCTCGTCTCCCATTCAGAATATGCAGTGATCGATCCTGATGGCACGCGAGGCGTTATAGCGCACCTGGTTTTCAACCGAGGCGCATGGATCGCGGTCCAACGAACGACAGAGCGAAGCTTTGGTAAGGCAGTTTCACCGATCAACATGAAGCTGCTTCGAGACGTGAAGCAGTGGGTGTTCGAAAAGTGGGGCCAGCCGGATGAAGGCCAAATTACAATCAAAACGAGTAACAACAGCGAGGCACCAACGCCCTAAAGGAAGTCGTCATGCAGGAACGCCAAATCATCAAAGAGATCGGAAGTGATCAGATCGGCTTTTACTTTTCTCTCGGCCGCGAGGCGGAAGACACCTTTAAGGTTGACATCGTTCGTGAAGACTTTGAGCGGGCGTACTTCTGCGCGGTGCGGGCGTTACGACATCTGAAGTTTAAGAAACACAACTTCATGCCTCTAAAGTGTGACGGCTGCAAAGAGGTTGCGTTGTTTCTCACGGAACCAGGGTATCGAGGCGATGAACATAACCCAATCGGCACCGATTGCGAGCGGTCTTACTAAGCGATCTGCCTAACCGGACCAGTGAAGTGAACCATGCCACGCGGTAAAGCGAAACAACTAACAGAGAGTGATTTGATCAAGCGGGAACAATCGCGCCGCGAATCTGCCGCTGAATTCGAGCGGCTTAAAGAGCACTGGCCCGAACTCCGCCAGGCGCTCGCACCAGAGGCCGTTTTAGCAATGTGGATACTGCTTGGTGATGCAATATTTGTGAAGGAGCAACACAATGGCGCAACCACGAAGGGAGCGGACTAGTGAGCAAAACGCCTGAGCAAATCACAGCGTATCTCGACCGCAAAAGGTTGGCGCTCGACGATCCGAATTACCATTCTCGCTTCTGGACAGAACTCGCGGACGGGAACGACATCAACTTCGAGGTCAACGCAGACCATGACGCGGAGGTGCAGATCCAGGTTCAGGCCCTTTCTGTAACAGTGTTTGTGAACATGATGCTTGCTGAGGCCCGCGCGGTTCATGACGCGCTGGGCCGAGCTATCGCAGAACGAGCAGAGGAAGTCGAGTACATTGGAGCTGGAGCAAGCGATAACACGGAGGAGCATGCCTGATGTTAACAGTCCGATTTCCTGACGGGACTACCGTTGAATACAACACGGCTCACTACCTGATCCGCGACTCGAATGGCTGGGTGCTCTACACAGCGAAAGACGGCGATTGGGTAGCTTGGATCTCTGCCGCGTCGGGCTGCATTATCGAGGCCACTCGCCCTTGCCGGATCTACAACGCGATGCACACAACGGAACAGTTGCGTTTGCTGATACAGGAGCTCCGCCGCATGAACTATAGCGATCTTTCAATCGCCGTGACGCTGAAGCGCGAGCTGGCGAAATTCAATTCGAGAACGAGAACCTGGAAGGAGTAAACGCAAAATGCCTGACGTATTAGCTGATGGGCGGTTCGGCCGAGACGACGGAATTAAGTGCGACGAATGTGGAAGCAAGACATTTCTCGTCGACGATCAGGGCGGCGGCCTTATGAGTTACGAATGTGAAGAATGCGAGCTAGTGTTCTTAGTTCAATACGAACATGAGGATGACGAAGAATATGAAGCGGAGGGTTGGGAAGAAGCGATGTTCGACGAGCGAGGCAGTCCGGTGTGAAGAGCGGCTGCACAAAAACCATGTTGCACGTAAGGCGAAGCTGGGCTACATTCAAAGGCCGAACATTGTGCCCTTCAACAGGGCCTGACTAAAGCACAAAAAGAAAGAGGCTCGCAGCAGCCCATCGACCCTTTGAGGTCGATGGGCTGTTTGCTTTTTATCAATCATTCGAAAAGGAGAAAGGAAAAATGTCAGACGAGTCGACGACGGAACAAACCAACACAACCACAACCACAGAAACGGTTGAGAAGTCCGCACCTGCAGCCGAATCCGCTGAGACGGATGAGCAGAAGAGTAAAGACGAAAAGGCTGACGGCGCATCGTCCGCTGAATAACTGAAACCATCGGGGAGCGTGCAACGCGTGCCAGCACCTAAATGGACAGAAGCAGACCTGAGGAGGCAATTTGCCTCCTCGGTAAAACTGCTGCCGCATTTTCGAGAGGCGGCGTCCAGCTTCAATCTTCCGATCGAGATCCTAATGGCGATCGCCAGTCGTGAAACGAATATCCAAAACATCGTCGGAGACGGCGGTCACGGCTATGGCCTAATGCAGGTCGACAATCGCAGTAACGCTTTGTGGGTTGCAAAGGGCCTGTGGCGAGAGATGCGAGAAGCGATCCGGAAGGGAGCCGAAATCCTCAACGCCAAACGCACCTGGGTAATTCAGAACCAGTCAAAGCAGCTGCGTGTGGGCGGCCGTGAATTCAAAGGCAGGGGCTTTCAAAACGCAGACGAGATATTGCGCGTAGCGATCGCCGGCTACAACTGCGGGGAAGGCTGGGCCTACTACCACTTTTCCACCAGCGGAGATCCGGATCGCGGCACCACCGGTCGAGACTACTCGGCCGACGTGTTGAAGCGTGCCGCGGTCTTCTCACAACTATTAACCCCGCGCGCTGAACAACGCGCTTAACTGAAAGGAGATGATCCACTTGTTGCATTTAAGAGTTCCTCTCATGCTCATATTGACGATTGTGTTTGTTGTGTTCTCTGCTCTCGCGTTTCCATCAGCAACGCGCGCACAAAACACGGAGGTATTTGTCGGCGCATCATTCGTCAGGGCCAATCCGCATTTCACTCGACCCGATTTTCGTTTCAACCACGATACTGATCAGATCGGTTTCGACGTGGCTATAACCGGCTACTTCGGCGACCGTCCGATCGGTCTCACGGCTGATATCGCAGGCAGTTGGCGCAGCAAAGATCGGGCAGACTCGAGTTTGTTGACGATCATGGCTGGTCCAACAGTTAAAGTGAGGGGACATCGCGTTGAGCCGTTCGTTCACGGCCTGGTCGGTGTCGGTAGATTTGCAGCGGCGGGCCAACAGACCAGCTTCCGTTTTGACAAGAGCACTACCGGATGGGCCTACGCTTTGGGAGGTGGTTTGGACATAAAGATAAATCGGCGGTTAGCGATCCGGCCGCTTCAGCTCGAGTATCTGTCCACACGGATACTCGAAAAGAACGTCCGGTACATGCGAGCCGCGGCCGGCATTGTGATCAGCTTCTGAAAAGGACCCCCATAGAACAACCATCAATCAGACGAAAGGAGTGACAAAGTGACTGACCAGGGAAAACCAAGATTCAATCCGATAGTCCTGGCGCTGATTACCGGCAACCTGCAGGCTTTTGGAGTCACGCTTCAGGGCCTCGACGAAAATAGCACCGGCAGAGATGACGTCGTGGGCAATTTTCTAGTTGCCGGCTCTGAGATTCTACCGGCGTATTTGCAAAGCAATGACGGCAGGTTGGACCGTGCGCTGCTGGCAACTTACAAGAGCATCGGCAGTTATCTCCAAGCACGCGGCATCGCAGTCTCATGATCATCGCGGCCGCACTACAGTCCTGGACAGATCTCGGGCCGTTGCTGCAATACGGCCCGACGATCATTTTGCTTCTTCTCGTGCTGGGATTTTTGCTGAAGAGCATGCCGGCCTGGAAAGAAGTAAAGCTGAAAGAGTTGGAGTTGCGGAATCACGAGATTGCCGTGCGCGGTGAAGAGGCCAAGTCCCTGTCGGCTCTTTCAGAAGTATTGCGAGACGTTGCCGTTGAGCAGCGAAAAGCCACCGACGAACAACGGAGAGCGACTGAAACGATTGATATACTGCAGCGGGTCAACTCGGACGCCAGCGATCGTCTGGCGTCGAATGTCGCGGTTCTTAACGATCGGTTGGATCGAATCGAAAGACTCTCACAGCTAAGTACGCAACATGAAAGCCTCAGCAATCGAGTAGGAGCCCTGGAAGCACATTCAAATGTTCAATCTGGCACAACAACAGCGGGAGCGTAGCGCGCGTATTCGGGGATGGATCATCTATCTCCTGTACAAAGGGCGGCCTCATCCGCTACCTCTGTCCTCTCTCTGGAAAATGCTCGATAGATACAATATGCCGCTTACCAGGCGTCGTCTGGCTGAGGAGATTGACTATTTGCGCGGCCTGCGACTGCTTGTTGTCTTTCCTCAGGATTCTGATACAGAAGTGAGCAATGTTGAGCAAGCCAAGCTGACACAGCGTTACGCCGAGTGCGAGAGTGATCAGGAGATGGGGCTTGTGCTGAGCGCGAGAATCAGCACTGCAGGTACCAATTTTCAGGAAGGCCTAAGCAATTACGAAGGCATCACTCGAGTTGAATGACACCGCAGTCGCAATATGCCAAGACGCCATGCAGTCGAAACCCTGCCAGCAGATCAGTTTGAATTTCTGCTAAAGGCCATCACCAATGGTGGCACCGATCGCGAGATCTCCACCAGCTTCGAAAAAGAGTTCAATAGAAAACTCTCCAAGAGCGCCCTCCATCGCTGGCGTTCGGTGGCTGGTGATGAGCTCGCCGACAGATATCGCTTCGTGCGTTTTCAGGCCAGGCAGTTGATTGAAGATCTCAAGGAAGAAGATGCCGACAAACATCATCTGCTTATTGCGAACATCGAGGACCGTTTACTCACGGCAGCCGGTGAGATCATTTCGCAGGACCCGATAAAGCTGCTCGGTATTCACCAGGAAGAGAAACGCCGGCAGTTGAAAGAAAGAGAACTCGCGCTCAGGGAACGCACGCAGGCGTTCCAGGAAGAACAAGCCCAAAAGTCGGACCAGCTACAGCACGATCGACTGAAGATCGGGGCTGATGTTTGGCACTTCATTCTTTCATATCTGTTGCAGGCTGAACCCGAAGCCGCGGACCTCCTTACTAAACACAACGAAGCGATATTGAATGGCCTCGAAGCACACCTCGAAAATCAACCTGCCTAAAAAGCCAATCACGCGCGAAGAGTTTCGCGATCTGGCGCACCAGGCGACCGAAGCTGTTCAGCAACAGAGAGCGGCCACGCAAATTCTCGCCGAGACGCTAAGCGCGGGCCGCGCGGCATTCACTGAAGCAGACGGCACGCGTGAGGACCGGCTGCAGCGAACGCGCGAATCCGCTCTGGAGTTTGGCCGCACTTACCTGCCTCATTTTTTCGAACAACCATCGGCGCCATTTCATTCGGCACTCGACAAGGTCATCACCGGTAACTACACCGACGACGATCTGGAGCGCTGGCGGGAGGAGTACGGCATCGAGGTGCACCGCGGAGATCCGGATCTGAATCTACTGGCGGTGCAGATTTTTCGCGGCGGCGGCAAGTCTGTCCTGGTGAACTTATGCGATCACCTGCGTCGCATCTGTCACGGTTTAGATCCTTACATCATTATCGCCGGCGACACGTTTGCGCAGGCTGGAGCCCAGCTCGAGGACATCAAGGATGAACTCGCCGGCAATGAAAAGATCCGTGCCGACTTCGGTGCGCTGAAACCTGATAAAGGAATCTGGAAGAGCGTTGAGTTACTGCAACGCCCCGATGGTCGTGTGACCTGGCGTGAGGGGCAGATCATCACCACCAACGGCGTGCGCGTCGACGCTATCGGTCGCGGCGGCAAGATGCGCGGCCGTCGTCATGGACCACAGCGACCGACCTGCTTCACTGGAGACGATCTCGACAATGACGAGAACGTTGTAACAAAAGAGCAGCGCGACAAAGCGTGGAACTGGATCATTAGTGCAGTTGTGCCGGCGATGGACCCGATACGCGGCAAGCTGCGCGTCATCGGCACTACCATTCATTTCGACTGTGTAATCGCTCGTGCCGTGCGTAAAACCGACGACGAAGGTCAACGCTTCTTCACTTCGATTAGTTTTCCTGCAATGCACCGTGACGACAACGGCAAACTCGAGTCAAATTGGCCGGCTCGGTTTTCAACGGACTCGCTGCTGAAGAAGCGCGCGATGCTGGGTCCGAACAAGTTCGGCGCTGAATACATGAATGATCCGCGTGATCCTGAGACGCAATTATTTAACGCGAATCGCTTCACTTACTACACGCCGCTCGAGCTCGAGGGGAAGGATCTGCGGCGCATTCTTTATGTCGACCCCTCAAAAGGCAAGAAGGGCAAAGGCAGAAAGAAGTCGGACTTTTCGGCGTTTGTGGATTTACTGTACGACGGTGATAGCCGCATTAGCTACATTCACAACGCATACCGCAAGCGGTTGACGCCCACCGCCGCGAGAGCTGAAGTGATCGAGTGGTATCTGGATGCGCTTAAAGGTCCCTGGCCAGTGGAGCTTTGGGTGGAAGAAAACGCGTTCGGCGACATCCTTGCCGAACACTGGCAGGACGAGCTGCGAAGACGCGGGGTCGACATTCCCGTAAGCACTCTGCTGCATTCAACAGAAAAGGCCGCTCGCATCGAGCGACACTCGACCCGCGTTGAAACGGCCGGTGTAAGGTTTCCCGATCGCTGGCAGCGCGAGGATAGACGGCCAGAGTGGTTTTCTGAGTATGAAGACTTTCCGGCTGGCAGCTTCGACGACACGATTGATGGCATTGAGTCGGCTGATCACATTGCGAGAGAAATGTCAGTCGGTAAACCGGATTTTGTTTCCAGCGGACAGAAACAATCTTTCGCGCAGGCAAAAGCCTACTAACAGCATGAGGCCATATTACGAGTCGCAAGGCATAACCATTTACCACGCCAGTTATCAGGAGCTCCTTCCTTCTCTTCGACCCAACAGCGTCGATCTTCTCTTAACCGATCCGCCTTATGGCACCACTAATCTGCAATGGGATAAGCCGGTAGACTGGCGCTGGTTCTGGCCCATCATTGAACAGATTTGCAAGTGCTACGCCAATCTGGTCCTGTTTAGCTCGGGGCAGTTTACGCACACGTTGATCGCTTCCAATCGGGCGCGCTTTCGTTACGAGCTGATTTGGGAAAAGCCGATGCCGGCTGGGTTCCTCAGCGCGAATCGTCGACCGCTGCGGGCGCACGAAAACATTCTCTTGTTCAATAGGTCATACAAGCACAGCGTTTACAACCCACAGTTCGTCAAAGGCAAGATGCATATGCGCGGCAATTTAGGATCGTCGTCGGGACACTATGGAGCAGTGCGCAGAACACCAGGAATAATGACGAACAAGTATCACCCTCGCAGCATTCTCCGCTTCAGCAAACCGCTGGGAACAAAGTCTCTGCATCCAACACAAAAGCCACTTGAACTGATGCGGTGGCTCGTGCGCAGCTACTCGCGACCACGCCAGCAAGTGCTTGATCCATTCATCGGTTCAGGCACCACCCTGGTGGCGGCGCAAATGACCGGCCGGCGAGCGATCGGCGTCGACGTAGAAGAACGCTTTTGCGAGATCGCCGCCAATCGTCTACGGCAGCTCTGAATGGCTTAGTTCCTATTGACGGCGTTTAATTGTGCGAGTCTCTCGATCGCGTAGCTGGTGGCGTGCGCGAGCATTTGCTCAAACAACGTGGGCCATATCAAGTCAAACTCTTCGCAGCAACTATTGGGATAATGGCAAAGCCAGACGGCGAGCGTCCTCATCTTCATGTAGCTAACGAGCATCCAAAACCATTCCTGCCTGGTCGCCGCAACCGCGCTTTCAGCAACATCGTTGTCATGCATGCGAGGACTCCTTCAGTGTAGCTAACGTGGGAGACAGAAGGCGGGCGCATTATATTTAGATTGAAGGAGCCGAAAGCGGAAATTTTTAAGTTCCCTGCTGATCCTGATTGGCGAGAGGTACGAAGGAGCCAGCGCGATCGACGCAGACTGTTTGCTGTGCTTGTGGTTAGAGCCACTAGCAGGAGAGATTGAAATAAAGTAACGAGTGCTGCGACATTACTCCGGAGCGACTGTCCAGCCTGCGGTTCGCCGATCTGCATGATCTATTGCTTCTTAACGATCGACTTTCGTCGCACTCTTTTCTCACGCCTGGCGGGTCCGAGTGTTTTACGATGACGACCTTCGAGGATATAGCACAAACCCTGATGGGTGATTCCTAAAAGGCGGGCAGCGCGAGTAACGCTGCCGCCCGACTGGTCCAATGCTCGGCGGATCAATCGCGCTTCGAAATGAAGCATCTCCTTTTCGAGAGAACCACCCATCAGCTCCTCGTCCTGAACGCGCTCCATGCTTTCCATTGTTTCAATAACTACGCGGACACAGCGGCGAAGCTGCTCCAGATCCGATGGCGTCGCGTAGTCGCCCAGGTGCTGATCCGCACTGTGGTATAAGGTGAGCAGCTCGCCGCTGGTAAGGTCATTCTTGATTTCTTGAATCGCGGTGAGCTGTGCGATCGCAGCCGAGCGCGAGTCACCGGCCGCGGCCGCGACTTCAGCTGCTCGTTGAAATGCTCGGCGCGCGTCAGTGCCCTTGCCGCTTCTGGCCAAGGCGATGGCCTGCGTCGTCAACGCCTCGGCCAGTAACGAGTGTTCATCACCCTGCTGCAGCGTGGTGATGGCCGCGAATGCGGCACGCTCAGCGTCCGCGAATCTCTTTTGAGCGAGAAAGACGCGGGCGCGTGTTTCATTCACCTGAGCAACGCTTCCGGAGTCCTTAAGCGAGATAAAAATTCTGCGCGCCTTGTCCAGGTGGTCCAGGGCTTCGGCGGCCCGCTCTAGTTGCAAGAGCGTAAACCCGATGTTGTTTTCTACTCGTGCCAGGTATCGGAGGTGTCCGGCATTTGCCAGGTGCATGCTCGCAGCACTGTATTCGACTAAAGCACGATCAAGGTTCTCTTCTCCGCCGAGGTTCTTATAGACGAGTGCGCGCTGCAGGTGATAGCGACCGTGACTGGCAGCATCTGAAACCTCGGCGAGCAGCGGAGCAGCTTCGTTCAAGACGGCCAAAGCATCGAGATATCTGCCCGACGAGATCTCAACGGTAGTGGCGTTGGTAAGGGTGCGTAGTTTTGTCTCCGGTGCTTGCGCTTGCGTAAGCGCCTGCTGAAACACGACGCGACCTTCGTCCAGTGCTCCCGAGCGCCAGTAACAAAGCGCGAGATCTGTTAGCGCCTCAGCGCATTTATCCGGTTGGCCCAAAGATTCAAATAGGGTGATGCTCTCCGTTATGAGATCCCGCGCCGACTCTTGTGCTCCAGGAATCTGTCTCGCACTACCCAGCCAGCCGCATAAAGCGCCAACTCTCAACAACACCTCAGCCTGCGTATCGGGCAACAGCTGGTCGATCGCCGGCCGCTCGCCAATGTTGGTCCAGAGCTTGCCCAGCGCGGACCGCGCGCCTTCATAATCTCCAGCTCGTTCCAGGTCGCGGGCAATTTCGCAGTCTCGTCTTGCCTGCCAGTCACGGTACTGCCGAACTTCGGTGGGTTTCCTGGTAGTTTCCATCGCAGTGCCTGTTGCTAATTAGTCGGGATGCCGACTAATGATGGTATGATACGTGGGCTCAACTATTTGAGCGGACTGCCTGTCGGTACGCTCCCGCTGTAGAGGACCCACACTAATGAAACAACTTCGATGCATTCTCTTTGGGACCATATTGGCGCTGTCAAGCTCGACGCTCGCGTTGGGAGGGGATATGCAGGGGCCAGGCCGGAACGATCCGCCTCCGCCTCCACCTGCAGCTACGACCGAGTCGACGACGGACAGCACGCCGGCTTCGGTTGAAGAAGTTCAGCTTACGCTGCAAGACCTCGCAGAAGTACTCAGCGAAATCTTGCTGACGGTGCTCTGAGACCTCATCTGGGCGAGATAAATAAATTTGCCCTTGAAGGCGCTGCTGGTGCGGTGCGCTAAAAGGTCGCCGTGTGCGCTGGGAAAGGGCAAGCGATCCTACTCTGAAAATGCCGGTTGTGACAACACCGGACGTGCCTTATATTACGAGGCGATTTTGAGTCTCTAAACGAGACCACTCATCGTTCATACAAAACAATCAGAGGCTCGCAGCAGCCCGCGGGAAAAGTTGAAAGGTTTCCTGGCGGGCATTTCATTTTAATGAGCAACGACAAAATCATCGCTGCTGATGTGCTGACAGGGGAGATCCTGTCGAGCGAACGCCTGGGCAATTACATGGCCTTCGCTTACAACCTGGGACTCACCGCATTGCCCGACGATCCCTCGTGGGCGTGGATACAATTAAAAACTAATCCGTGGCTGGCAATGGCGATCTACGAGGACCTGGAAGAGAAAGACGACAAGATCAGCTCTGATCTCGATACCCGAAAAGAAAGTGTATTGGCGAAGTCGCGCACGGTGCTGCCGGCCAGCGAGAAACGCCAGGACAGAAAGCTCGCGGACTTCATCGGCGAAACTCTCGAAGGTTACATGGGCGGCGGTGATGGTCTCCGGTTCGGTTTTGACAGCTTTTTGTGGGAAGCTCTTGACGCGATTGGGAAGGGCGTGGCGATCGGTGAGAACATCTATGAATCGGCCAACGATCGCCTCTACATCAAGAGCGTCAACTTCAAGCCGCAGTTCCTTTTCAGCTTCGGCGAAGGTGCGCTGGCAAACTATTCGACGTATGCGCTGCCTCAGACTGGACCGCTGCGTCTCCGTCCTGATGTGTTCCTCGGCGGCGTCGGATCTGGCGAACCTCTTCCGGAGCAGAAGTTCTTTGTACACACGTTTCGCTCTTACCAGGGCAATCGCTGGGGCACACCACTGTTGCGTCGCGTGTTCTGGTTGTCATGGTTCAAGCGCGCCGGCGTGAAGCAATGGCTTCGTTATCTGGAGCGTGGACCAGGCACAGTCCTGGCCCGCTATTCGGACGGTGCTTCAGCCGATGAAAAGAAGAAAGCACTGGAAGCAGCTCAGGCGCTGGCTGAAGAGATGGCGGCCGCGATCCCGAAGAAGTTTGAAGCTGAAGTCCTGGAAAACACCCGACACGCGATGGGCAGCTCGCACAGCGAACTCGTCGACGATTACTGCAACAACGGGATCGCTCGCGTGATTCTCGGCCAAACGCTCACCAGTCGCGGCAGTGAAGGCGGAGGCTCGCGCGCGCTCGGCGAAGTGCACGAACGTGTCGCCGGACGAAAAACTGAAACCGACGCGAAGTCATTGATGCTTGCGGTAAACACGCGACTCGTGTGGCCACTGACGATCCTCAATTACGGCGTGGTTGAGCGACCCCCAATCTGGACCATTCAGTATGAGCCAGGCGCTGACATGAAGATGATGTCAGAAGTGCTCTATAAGCTGTGGCAGATGAATGTCCCGCTCGCGGTGAAACCGTTCTATCAGACCTTCCAGATTAAAGAGCCGACTGAAGGCGAAGAGGTTCTGGCACTGCCGAAAAGCAACAACGGCGCTGAGCAGGTTGATACCGAGGAAGAGGATACAAGCTTCGCTGAGAAAGGCGACGACGTAAAAAAAAAGTCCGGCAACAGGCGATCGAAGCCGCTGAGCTCGAGCAGGGAGCGCTTCGGGAAGCTGCGCCCCTCTATGATGCGATACTCACGCGAATAATCGACCTCGTCAGCAGCCAGGACCCTCAGTCTTTCCTGGTCCACGAACCCGCGTTTGATTCTCTTAAAGATCTACTGGCCGATTCACTGCTTGCCTCATACCTGCAGGGGATGGACCACGCTTCTGAAGCTTCCGCATTGTCGTTACGGGAAGCAGTTGAGCGGCGCTTCGATCAGCCGCCAAAACGAGCCATCGAATACTTCAAAGCGAAGAACACTGTCCGCAAACGCGAGTTCGAAAAGCTGACGACGGAAGCTCGCGCGGCCGCATTCACCGTTGGCGGTGTTTACCAAAACGACGTATTGGAGGGATTCAAAGATGAGTTGCGGCGGTCTCTCGAGCAAGGACGCACGCAGGCGGCAACCGTAAAACGCTTCCGTGAAATTCTCTCCGGCGCCGGCCACCGTCAGCTTGGTGAGTTCCATCTCGAGACGGTTTTCCGGACCAACATGCAGACGGCTTATGGTGTCGGCCGGCGCAATCACCTGGAACAGGTAAAAGACGTTCTTCCGTGGTGGACCTATCACGCCGTTGGCGATGATCGAACACGCCCAACCCATGAGGCGCTGACGGGAATAACTCTGCCGGCGGACAATGAGTTTTGGTCGACGCACTTCCCGCCCTGGGGGTTCAACTGCAGGTGCTCCGTCACGGCCGCGGCAGAACTGCCTGACTCCTACGATCCGCGCAATCCCTCCGGCCGGCGTGACGATTACGGCGAGCCACTGGTCCAGGTGTCATACGATGCGAATGGTGTTCCCGCGAAAGCGGAGTATGGCACGACGCTCTACGATCTTCAGGTCGGGAACTTCAGCGGGATTCCCCCGTTTGCCACCTTGAAGACCGCGATTGAAGCCGGCGCAGCTCGCGCGGCAAGGAAGAAATGATTTGAGCGAGCGAGGACCTCGCGTAAAAAAAGGCAGTTGCAGTTAACCAGGTTCAATATTATGTTCCTGCCCGAGCCGGACGCGGTCCTCGGCATGCTTCTAGTGCTGGGTGAGAGCACTAGTCGCAGGCTTTTCCTGATCCGGCTCAATTTTAAACTTCGCGTTTATTTGCCCTGTGCCGAAAACGTGCAGCTTACCCTAGCCGCTTCGGGGAGCGGCCCGTTTTGGATGATATTTGCGCCATTGAACGACCCTTTGAGGGCATATTTTTTTGATTCCCGATCGCTCTTTTTAGACTTTTGGTGTTATCCCTCGCATGGAAGACAAGAACTGGCAGGAAGTACGTTGTAAATATTGTCGCAGGCTCCTAATGGAAGCAGCGGAAGGTACGGTCGGCCTGATTAGGATCAAATGCACGCGCGCAGTCTGCCGGCGAAAGTTGGAGCTGCGCTTTCCTTTTGAATCGCGGAAGACATCTGGTGGGGAACGCGGTGCTGCACACGGCAAAAACCCTGTTGCGGTAACATGAGGAGTCGGTTAGACTCAGCTTCCGAATAGCGCCTCTCAAAGAGGCCACTCAGCTGAACGCCATCGATAGAGGCTCTAAAGCAGCCCGTTGGTCCAAAGGGACCGGCGGGCCTTTTGTTTATGACTAAAAAAAAGAAACCAGGCTTCAACGGACAATTCGTCGAGACCCTCGCCGTCGGCACTTACACCGACATGAACGGCAACCGTGTTGAGGTGACTCCCGATTACTTGAAAAAGCTGGCAACGAATTACAACCCAGCGCTGCATGAAGCGCCGGCGGTAATCGGCCATCCGGAAACGGATGCTCCGGCATACGGCTGGGTGAGAGCGGTACGAGTGAACGGAGACAAGCTGGAGGTTCAATTCGCCGACACCGATCCGGAATTCGAGGAGATGGTTCGCAAGGGTCTTTTCAAAAAGCGGTCACTCAAAATTTACAACGACCCGAAAAAATTCTCCGTGGCCGCCGTTCCTTACATAGGCCACGTCGGTTTTCTCGGTGCGGCCCCGCCCGCAGTCAAAGGTCTCAAGAACATTCATTTCAATGAAGCCCCAGGGGTCGAGATCGAGGTTGCCGGCGACATCACTTTCAGCGAAGGAGACACAGTAGTGGATGCAAAAGAACGCGCCGAGCTTGAAAAAACCATCGGCGAAAAGATCGCAGAATTCTTTAAGGGACTGGCCGGCGGCAAGGATGACAAGCCAGCGACCACGTTCAGCGAAGCAGACGTACGCACCTTGGTCAAAGATGCTGTAGCCGCTGTCGAAACCAAGTTCTCCGCGCAGATCACCGACCTGGAAAACAAAAACAAGAAGCTGCAGGAGAAAGTGGATCACCAGGGCAATGCGTCGCAGCGCGCGTCGATCGTGAAGTTCCTGGACAGTGTTGGCGCTGAAAGAATTCTGCCGGCGTTCAGGAATTCCGGCGTGATTGAGTTTATGGAGTCGCTTGCCGCGAGCGAAGTAAAAGTCGAGGTCGCGACTCTGGCCGAAGAGAACGGCAAGGAAGTGGAAAAGAAAGTCCAGATGCAGCCGCTCGAATGGTTTCAAAGCTTTCTCAAATCACTGCCGGCATTTGTTCGTCTCGGCGAGCAATTCGGCGATCTGAAGCTGAGTGGTGACGGCTCAGAGATCGTCGATCCAAAACAGATCGACGCATTGCGCTCGAGCATGGGCGTGAAGCCCGCGGAAGCGGCGGCCGCCAAATAGTTCTTCTAAGTTGTTTCGAGAAAGAATCTTTGCAGGGAGAGGAAAGTAAATGCCAACCAAAACAGTCGAAACCTTCACCAGGCGCGAACAACTCGAGGCGTTGAAATCAGAGCTCGCCGTTCAAATCCCGATGACGGTGAAGGTTGGATTTAAAGCGGTCCGCGGAGCCGTGATGGGAATCATCACCGCGTCGGGATTGCTGCGCCGGCGTTCACGCACCACCACCGCAGGCACCGGTTTCTCTAATGCCTCTCCGGTTGGCCAGGTAACTGACGCCTCAGTCTTTGCTGTCGGCGATGTGCTGAAGAAGACTGACGGCACCGTGATCGGAACTGTCCAGGGAATAGATGTCACGACGAACCCCGATACGGTCACGCTGCAGGCAAACGCTGCCGTCAACGTCGCCGCCGCCACGGACATCGTCGCGTCAGACGGATCGGAGAAAGCGGCCGTCATAGCTGACGAGGCGACAGATGGTGCCGAGGACACGGTGATCTCCCCGTACATCTCTGGTCTGCTTAAAGAGAATCTTTTGTCAGGCCTTGACGCTTCCGCGAAAACGGAGCTCGGCGGTCGCAGTTTGCCAGGAAACATTTTTAAGTTCTGAGGACGAGGGCTGGTTGCCTGGTCCAATCGCTTTAAACCTTCGCAGAGGAGACTCAATGATTACTTTCAGATTTCCCACTAACGTTTCCCTTGACCGCGTGGTCCAGGAGTACGTCATTCAGCGTGACAAATTGAAGGGCATTAAGATCATGCCGTTTAATTCCGTGCAGACGGTGCGGGTGCAGTGGGACGAGCTCGACAATGAGCGGGGCATGACCGCGCCGCACAACATGAATGCCGATCCGAAGGTGAGCGAACGGCCTGGCTCGAAGGTGAAGGAGTACACTCCGCTCTACTTCAAGGAAACGGATCTGCTCAGAGAAAGTGACATCATTATGCCGCGAGCCTTCGGCACGTTTGGCAACATGATCGATCTCACTACTGAAGTTGGCCGCGTCACGAAAGCCCGTGTCGATAAAAACTATCTGCGAGCTGAGTGGGCCATCTGGCAGGCGCTTGGTGGCGCGCTGAACTTTAACGAAAACGGTGTGAAGGTAAATGAGGTCTTTCCGGTGCAGCCGTACGACGTGCTGGTCGATTGGGATGAATTTGACACCGCCACACCGCTGCGCGACCTGAACGCAATCAAACTGTTGATGCGTGGCACGGGCGCGAGCATCCAGGGCGCGGTGCTGCACATGAATCAGACCACCTGCAACTGGCTGCTGCAGAACAACAATCCCGCGGATCTGAAGGGCTATCAAAATCAGAACTTTCAGAACGTCACCTACAGCGTTGATGACCTGAACAAGATCCTCACCGGCCGCGGCATGCCGACAATTGAGGTTTACGACGAAGGCTATCACGACGCCGCCGGCAACTTCACCTTGTTCCTGCAGGACGGTGATGTTCGTTTGATTGGCAAACGGCCAAACATGGAAACCGTTGGCGATTTTGTCCTCACTCCGACACTGCATCGCACTGGTCCTGACGGACAGCCTGCACCTGGCTTCTTCAGCTTCATCGAGGTGAATGGTCAACCGAATCCTGGCAGCGTCAGCGTGCCGGCACTAGGCGCCGGAAAGAACCCGAAGGTTGAAATTACGGGCGGCTTTGCTGGTGGACCACGCATGATCTTCCCGCGCTCAGTGGTGAAGATTCGAGCGAAGGTCACATAGTCTCTGGTCCAACTGGTCTTTGAATGAGCTATATCACTAAACAAGATCTGGTGGACGAGCTGGGCGAAGAAAAGCTGCTCCAGCTCGTCGACAACTCTGGAACGGCCGATCTTAACGCTCCGGCAGTCAACGCTCGCATTCAGCAGGTAATCGATGACGCGGTCGGCACCTTCGATGCTTATGCGCGCACGCGTTACACCCTGCCGGTTCCGCTCACCGCCAAGGTCAAATCCACTTGTCTGAAGATCGCGGTCTTCAGTTTATATGAGGGACGCTCCACTGCTGACGAGGGTATCTACAAAGTAAAAGAGAATGCGTATAGACACGCGCTCAGGTTCCTCGAAGCGGTGCAGGCAGGCAAGGCGGCGCTTGATGTGCCGGCGGCGCAAGAGAGTGAAAGCAACCCAGCCAGTCCCGACGAAGTGTTGAAAGGCGGCTCGCGGCCGTCGCCGTTTGCGGAAGATAACTTGCGCGGCTTCTAAAGAGCTGAGATCAGAGGTCGACCGTTTGAAAACTGGTGAACTAAAGAAGGCGGACTCCGGTTACAGTGCGAACCTGATCGACTTCTGATCTTAGTTCTTTGCATCGCGAAATTTTTCATGCGCTGAGATGAATGAAAATGGCGGGACTAGGCTACGGACCTTTGAAGGCTTAATTGCACAGTTGACTCTACTGCTGATGTGAAGCACGAAAGCATCGCAAAGGTTACGCCGACAGTCCGGAAGTCCATCCTTAAAAATCTGGCGCAAGCTTTACCACCACAATGGCTGACGACATTCAGGGTCTGACGCGTCTGCTGGGTCGCATGTCTCAACTCGCGACCGACACCAGGCATGTCGAGCGCGCGCTGCATGCGGCCGGTAATTATGCGGTCGGCTCGATCGAGAAAACGTTCGAACAGCAGGGCCGGCCAAAGAAATGGACTCCGTTGGCGCCGGCAACTCTGAGTCGCCGTCGTAAGGGCAGAGGCCGTGGCGGTTCAAAGATCCTGATCGATACGGCGAAGATGAAAAACTCGATCGAGTACCAGGTTCACAGCGAAGGAGTCTCGGTAGGTTTAAATGCCGTGCAAGCGCGTCGTCAGCACTTCGGTTATCCAGGCGGAAAGGGACGTGGCCACTCGCGCACGCCGGCGCGGCCGTTCCTCGTGCTGCAGGAGCCTGAAGACGTGGCCGCGATCGGCGACATCTTTCGCCGGCACATCGCGCGCCGCTAGCTCCTAATAATTCCCTGAGAGTTCTTTGAGAAAAAATTGATCAATGCCAGGCTTCGAATTTTTTGTTGGCGGAATAGAGGACGGGATAATCGAGCTGCTCACTAGCCTGCTAAGTGTTAAAGCCGATCCACCTGGTTATCTAAAGAACATTGCGTCCTATGGAGGCGAGCTCGACGAATCAACTCTCAAAAAGTTCGTCGAACAGCTGGCGCCAAGATTCCCGCTGATGCTGGTTTGTTATGGCGACGGTGACGATCGTCTGCTGCCGGCAACGTCTCCTGCTTTAGATGCTCCCCGAATATGGCAACACAACTGCACCTTTACCGTGATTGCCTGTTCAGACGACGCGCGTGGTGATAGCGCGCAGCGCAGAGGCACAGAAGCGAAGCCTGGCGTTTACAAAATGATCGAGGATGCGCGCGAGCTGCTTGCCGGCCGGCGTTTCCGCAGGGCGATCGGGAACGAGCAGGTTCTTTTGACGCTCGAGCCGCTGCGACCTGCAGGGGTTGAGTACCTGGCACGGTTGCCGCAACTGACCGCGTATGCACAGCACTTCGATACGTACTTCAAATGGACCGAGCCGGATCGTCGCGCTGCGCCTCGTCCAGTTGACGATCTGATTTTTGATGTAACTCCGTTGAACGCTGAAACCGAGCCAGGCGGATTGCCTGGCACTGTCCTGGAAATCAATTAAGGGAAAGGAAGCAAATGAAAATAGTCACCAATCTTCACACGCAGTCGCTGACGCTCGCCGACGGCACTGTGTTAGGAGCGGCCAGTCATACAGGCAGCACCAAACAAGTTCCGGATCTGAGTGAGGAAGATGCGCGGCTAGTCGAGCGCGGCTTAATCAGCGTGAACGACGCGCCGCTGAGAGCTGTATCGAGCAAGACCAATTCAGCGGCCGCGAAGGAGGCGCAGTAAGTTAACATGCAGAATCTCGTTATCGAAAACAGTCTGCCAGGCGTTATCGCGATCGTGAACGCGGGTCAGGTGGCGCGGCCGATTGAACGACAGCCTACGTCGACATTTTTTGTGGTTGGCTACACTCCCTGGGGTCCAGTCAACACGCCGACGGTAGTTACCAGCTTTGCCGACTTCGTTGCTCAGTTTGGTCCATTCGACGCGAACTCTTTTCTGGATGACGCACTCTACACCTTTTTCAATGTCTTTCCAGGCAAGCAAGCAGTTGTGAGCCGCGTCGTAGGAGCGGCCAAGTCGCTCGGCACTTTGAATCTCAAAGATCGTTCAGTCGGCGCTGGTCTCAACACGCTGCGCGTCGACGCGAAGTATCCATCAACACGCGTCGACATTCTCTGCACCATCCAGGATGGCACGGTAGCCAACTCGGTCAAGCTCACCTTCCGCAGTGTGCTGCTGAATCGGAAAGAAGTTCATGACAACGTGAAGGTCGCCGATGCCACGACACTGGCCAGAGTGAATCAAGACTCCAGGCTGGTCACGTTGACTAATCTCAACAGCGCGACGGCAGCGCCAGATAATAATCCGCGAGCTCTGGTGGAAACTGCTCTGGCTGGCGGCAGCGATGACTTTGTCGGATTAGCTGCTGCTGATTACATCGGCAATGACGACGGCGTGACACGCACTGGTCTACAGGCGTTTAAGGATGAGCAGCTGGGCACCGGCCAGGTGGCGATTCCTGGATTGACAACGAACGCAGTGCACGCGGCGCTGGTGGCGCACGGCGAGGCCTATCATCGGCTCGCTTTGTTAGATCCTCCGTTCGCCAGTGACAAGGCGGCAGTTGCAGCAGTTCGCGCGTTGTATGGGACCTCCTACGGCGCGATTTACTGGCCGTGGGTGCAGATGCAGGCCTTCGAGCAATCCGGTCTGCTGAAATTCTACCCACCGTCCGCGTTTGCGGCTGGAGCTTGTGCCCAGGTCGATCGAACGATCGGAGTGCATAAGGCTCCTGCGAATATCCCGATTCCTGGAGCGCTCGACGTCGAGCGCAATGCTGCCGGTGGTCCACAAACCGATGACAACACCCGCGAGTTTCTCAACGGCAAAGACGTGAACGTGATCACGCCGCTGCCTCAGCAGGGGGTGAAGATCTACGGCGCGCGATTGATGGCTGCCGATCGGCGAGTCGCGTTTGTGCACCAGGCTCGGTTGCTGAATGAGTTCTATTACGCGGGCAAACTCGCGTATAGCTGGGCCGCATTTCAGGTAGTCGACGGCGCCGGCCGGTTGTTCCGTGACCTGAGGTCGACTGGCCGCAGCTTTCTCCGTGCGTTTTGGGAGGCAGGTGCGCTGCACGGCGACACTGAAGAGGAAGCGTATCTGGTGATCGCGGATGCTTCCAACAACCCAGCACAGGATCTCGAGAACGGCATCGTTCACGTTCAATGGGCTGTGAAGATTTCGCCTACCGCTGAGCGAATTGTTTTGAATATCGATAACGTGCCGCTGTTCCAGGATCTCGGCGCGCTGCAGCAGTAGGTACTCTATAGCGCACCTATCCTATAGAGCACCTATTGTTGATGGGCCACTAATCGGTTTAATAGCTTAGAGGAGAATCTGAAAAATGCCAGGACAAGGAACACACGAGAACCGCTATCTCATCGAAGTCGACGGCGTCGCTGCTGTTGCTGCTTCAGAAATGACGCCGCCGAGCAAGGACCACACTCCGGTAGAGCTGTATGTCGGCAACCAGCCCAATCCGGTTCTTTCTCGTGGCAATTTCAAGATCGGCGACTTCTCGTTTAAGCATGCGCACGCGTTGAACCAGGCCGGCGCTGATCTCTTTCAATGGATGGACAACTACACGGACGGCATCGACCTCACGAAGCGCACCGCGCGTCTGGTCGTCCTGGATGAAGACGGAGCGACGCCGGTAGCCGAATACGAACTGCAGGAGTGTGTGCCGACCAGCTTTAAGCCGGAGACGCATTCGGCCAGCGGCACAAACGCTTCGATGTTCAGTTTCACTTTGCGCCCGACCAATATGCGTAACTTCTAATTCGTGACTGGACCAACCCATACAATTGAGCTCACTGCCGGCTACGTGGACGCGAAGAACCGTCGCCACACCCGCGTTGTGTTTGGCCATCGCATAACCGCCAGGGATCTATTTGCGATCGACGAGTCGCCGCAGTCGCAACATCCGACTCAATACAACGATCTGGTGGTGCGCGGTCATATCACTGAATTCGGATCGTTGGAAATGCCGGTGCCGCTTACTACGCTGCTTTCTCTCGACTCGATCGACAGAGAAGATCTCACCGAAGGTTGCAACACCTTTCAGGCAATCAGCGCCGAAGGTCATAGCGCACAGTTCCTTCCTGGGAATAGCGTGAGGCTGGCGTGGGGATTCAAGATCAAAGACCTTGTCTACGATCAGGTGACATTCGGCAAGCGCATCACCGGCATGGACGAAGTGGAAGCCGATCGCGCAGGCCTGAAGGTAGGTATTCGTCGTCTTTGTTTTCTGCTGGGGAAGCAAATCGAAAAGATTTCCAGCGCCGATGGTCTATCCACGATCGATGGGCCAATCCCGCTGGAGTACTTTGAGTCGCTCGACGGTGCCGACGTCGCGACGCTGCGAGGTGCCGCCGAGTTGTGGCGGCAGTCGTTTCGAATCTCTGGAAGAGAGTTATCGCGAAATGGGCGAGGCCCGCAACGTTCTGATCCTGGCACTTAAAACCGGCTGGAGCGAAGTGGAGATTCTCAACATGCCGGTGGAGCGTCGTAACAGCTACATCCTCGAGCTTAATGATCTCTACGCCAAAAAGTGAACGCACATGCGTGATGTTTACGAGCTTGCAATTCTCCTATCCCTTAAAGACGCTGCCAGCGGTGGCCTGAACCGCATAGAGGATCGCCTTCGCGCCGCTGGTAAAGAAGGGCGCGCCACCGTCAAAACCTTCCAGGATCTCAGAGCTGATCTAAAACGAGACCTAACAATCGCCGGCGCCGGTGTGGCCAGCCTCGCGATGTTGCGCGCAGGCGTACAGGAGGCTGGTAACTTTGAAGCGGCTATGGCGGATCTGCGTATGTCAATCGAAGAAGTCAGCGCGGACGGCCGCGTAAACATGCAGAAACTCAATTCCGAGATCGGCCGCTTCGAAACCCTGGGGGTCCGGCTCGGCAACATGCTGCCTGGCACCACGCAGGATTTTATTGAAATGTTTTCGACGCTGAAGCAGGGCGGCCTCTCGACGGAAACGATTCTCAATGGCACCGGTGAGGCAGTCGCAAATCTCGCGGTTATTACAAAGCAGGTTCCTAAGGATCTGGCTGAGCCGTTTGCGCAATACGCGCAGCAGTTTCAACTGACCGGTGAGGAGGCGAAGAAGCTCACCAGCGTGTTGGCAAAGATTCAGTTCGCTACGGGGTTGAAACCGCAGGAGCTGATCGAGGGATCGAAGTTCTTCCAGCTACGTGCCGGCTTGCCGCTTGGACTGACCGGATTGTCAGGCGCGGACGTCAGCGGCCGATTACTCGCAACGCTGCGAAGCTTCGGTTTGGAAGGAGGCATCGGTGGCCGTGAGCTGGGCGGCTTCATGCTCTCGCTGAACTTCAACACTAAAGACAAACAGAAGATGCTGGCTGAGCTGAAAAGCCAGAAAGGAATAGAGCTCCAGTTCTTCGATAAGAAGGGATCGTTCCTCGGCATGGAGAATGTCTTCAAGCAGATGGAAAAGTTCCGGAAGCTCAGCACTCAGGAGCAGCTGAAGTTCGGCGAGAAGCTTTTCGATCGCGAAGGTATGGCGATCGCGTCCGTGTTCATGAAAGCGGGCGTCGAAGGCTGGCACAAAATCAATCAGCGCATCGACAAAATTCCGGACCAGCAGGATCTGATCAATCAGAAGACCGCAACCTACAATGCAAAGCTCGAAGCCGTTAAAGGTACTTTGACAAATCTGGAGGCGACCGCATTCACGCCGATGCTTGATAGGCTGAAACCACTACTGGACCTTACCAACCAGGAAGTCGGCAGCCTGCAGGAGTGGGCTAAAGCCAACCCAGGTATCACAGGCACAGCGACGGCTCTGTTTGCAATGGGCGGAGTGACCCTTACCGTGGTCGGCGGCATCGGCGCAATGACTACCGCCTGGCGGCTCTGGAAAATTGCATCGTCAGTCGGGATCAACGAAGCCGGCCAGCTTACATTCCTGCGTACTCTGCGAGCAGAGACCACTGCGACGTCGACGACCATGACGGTGGCCGCCGGCCGCGCCGGTTTGTACAGCAGGACGCTCGGCCGGATTCCGTCGACAGTCACCACCACCATCGCGCTCATCGGCGTCGAATATGCGATCACCAAGCTGGTCGAACTGATCAACACGCTTCACGAGTACGAGGAAGCAAAGAGCCACGAGCATCAGGCAGGACAAAAGGGCGTTCAGTCGCTTCGTAATCTGGAGCAGGATTACCAGCGCCGTGGTGAACCTGTTCCTGTTAATGTCTACTCTGAAAGAGCCAGAGATGTGATTGCGGTTTTAAATCGTGAGAATGAGCTGCGAGAATCGCTCGAGCCAGGCAGCCACTTCTTCAGTGGGTTATTCAAGTTCCTCACTTTCCAGCCGGAGAATCCCTACGCCGGCGGACCGAGCAATACCTTCGATCCGGCCAGAGCCAGCTATACGATTAAGGAACGTGCGCCTGAGCTCGCCAGCCCTGAAATAATGGTGGAGTTCCTTAAGCGACTGCGAGAGTTTCAACTGCCCGCCGAGAAACAGGGCCAGACTCAGCTCGCCGAGATCCAGCGTAAAGAACTGTCTGAAGCAATCGAAAAGGCGTTTCCGGAAAGCTTTCAAAAAGCGATGGGCGTAATGAACCTGCAATCGCTCACCGGACTCGATACCACCTACAATTCGGTGACAAAGAGTCTTCAAGAGCTGCAGCAGCCGATCAATGCGTTGCCTGCTCCGCTCACAAAGACGAGCGACGCGGCGACGCGCGCGGCAGCAAATCTCGATCGCTTTTCCGGACGGTTGGCAGGCTTTCAAATTCCTGATCTTACAAGGCCCGCTGGTCCACAGCCTGGACAGCCGGCGTTTACCTTTACGCCAACTCCGGTGCCGAGCCGCGCGACCGGCGGCATCGTGCGCCGTGGCGGGTTCGTTGAGGTGCACGATCGTGAAGCCATTGTGCCGGCGAGTGTCACCGACAGGTGGCATGACGGAATCGAAAGAGTGCCGCTGCGCGATGATGTCGCACGCACGATCCTTACAGAAAGAACGGCGGCGGCGCCGACGGTGCAGATGACAGTAACTTACGCGCCGCACGTCGAGATTACCGGCGACACAGACGCCCACGCGATAGGCCAGATGCTGCAGCTGCATTCACGCGAGCTGCTTGGTCAGATGGAGCGGGGCATAACGGGAAAGCTCGATCATTACAAGGAGCGAGGTTAGTTGGCCCAACTAGGTCAATTCGTCTTAATCAATCTCGAGGGTAAAGGAACATTCGTTTTTGATCTCTTTCCTCGCGAGATTCAAAGTTCGCGGCGCACAGTGTGGGAGCCGCAGGACGTCACGCGCGGCACTAAACCATTGTTCTACGGCAATCGTGATCCAAAGCGGATCACGATCAATGAAGTGGTGTTTGACGGTACCGAATTGAATGAATCCATCGAGCCGCAAATCGCCGCTCTCTACGCGCTGCAAAACGAGGACGCGCGGCTTGGCCGGCCACCGATGCTGCTCGCGATTTGGGGAGATCGGCAGGAACGTTGCGTGCTTGAGGAAATATCGATCGTTGAGAAGTTCTTTTCTACGAGTGGTGAGCCCTTGCGCGCGATGGTAAGCATGCAGCTCGTGGAGATCCAGGAGCAGGGTGAAGCAACCAGTCTGAGCGTGAACGATGAAGTTGAAGCACCGCCCGAAATCCGCACAGGTCGACCAGTGTTTGGACCACAACCGTGAGAAGTCTTACCCCTTATGAACGATTCGGGCAACCAAGCCCCGACGCAGACGCTCACCTCGAGGAGTATACGGTGCGCGCCGGCGACACAATATCGGGCATCGCTAATCGGTTCTATGGCGATTGGCGTTTGTGGCGCTTGATAGCGGATCGCAACGAGCTGGTCGACGTGCGCGAGCTGTCGATCGGCACGCGCCTGCTGCTTCCACCGAAGCCGCTTGAGAAAGGACGGTTTGAATCGACATGAGTAATCCGCATGCAATAGTGGAGATCGACGGCTTTCAATGGGACTCCTGGAAGCATCCGAACTTATTCAGCCGTGTAACCGTCGAGCTCACCACGGGCATGGCGTCAGAAGCTGAGTGGGAATGCGTGGACGAGGACTTCCGGATTATTAACAAGTACACCGTGCAGGGCGGAGTGGCGTTCTCGGTGATGCGTGTGTGGCTTGGCTTTGGCGAGTCTCTCGGAGAACCAGTCTTTAAAGGCCTGCTCACTCGCGTTCAGCGCGGTGCCGCGCGAACGACGTTTGTTGCTTACGATATGGGCTTCAAGATGCGTCTGGTCCAAAAAGCCGAGTACCACAAAGGCACGGAACTGGAAATCATCGCAAAGCTGGTTAAACGCAACGGTCTGCTGTTTCAGGGTCCGGCAAAACCGCTGAAGCTAGAGGCGCACAAAGCTATGGCCCAGGACGGCCAGACGGATTGGGAGCATATCGCAGAGCTCGCGCACGACGCCGGCTTAATGCTTTGGTGTCGCGGAGACACGGTGTTTGCAGATTATCCGGCAAAGGTCGGGGTGCCGAAGACGACTCTGAAAAATCGGCAGGACTTTACGATCCTGAACGACTTCGATCTCACGTTCAGAGTTCCGGAGAACAGAGGCGGCCGGCCAAAGGGTGTGGAAGTGCGTGGGCGGGGTCGTGGCGGCAAACGATTAACCGGATCTTCCGATAAGAGCAGTCGTGGCCATCAAGAGTTACTCATCAAGCGAGACCTTGCGCGACACACGAAAGCTTACGCAACCATGCGAGCACAGGCACAGAAGGAATTGGATCGCGAGCATGCTTTTACTCTTTTTGTTAGATCCATTTCTGCATTGCCTGACTCACGCGTTGACGTGCGGGACACGATCGCTATCGTGGAGGTGGGTGATCTCTTTAGTTCGAAAGGGCAAGCTGGTAAGCCGTCTGGTTACATTGCGGACAAGGTGGTCCATGAGCTTACTCCTGGCAGATTGACCACGAGCTACGATCTACATCGCGACACGAGAGAGTCATGAGCAATCTATTTCAGCTACTTGGTGGAAAGCGCGCGACAGGTGAGCAGACGGCCAACTGGCTGCAGGGCCTAGAGGCGATCGTGGCTGTGAACGAAGATCCGGAGCACCAGCATCGGATTAAGGTCGTCATCCCCTTCCTTGATGAAAACACGGTCTATGACAAATGGATTAGACCTATCGGCGTGTTTGTGCTGGGACCTGGTTATGGCTCTTTCTTTGTCCCGCCGTTGGGCAGCGAGGTAACTCTCTTTGCTCGCCTCGGCGGTAAGCACAATCTTTTTTATGCCGGCGCCTACAATGAAAGTTTTGTGGTGCCGGCAGATTTTAGAGATGCCGCTGTCTGTGGCATTCGCGCACCAGGCGAGCTGAAGCTCATCAGCGAGTTGGATCTGCAGCTGCGTTCAGGAAGAACTCACATTGAAGCAGACTCAACCGTGCGCATCATCGCGCCAGGCGGAGTGTTTATTAACGATCGACGCGTATGAGTGGTCCAATCATACCGCAGCCGAAGCTGCCACACTTGCCGTTGCCGCACATCCGTGGCATTCCGAACATTCCGCACGTCGGTTGTTCCGGAGCAAGCGGCACGAGCTACCTCGGAGAGCAGTTTGGAAACCTGCCGGATCTGCATGCGGCGCTCGCCATGAAGAACCTGAAGAAAGCGATCGAAGAACAAATCTACGCGCTGATTCAAGGCGAGCTTCCGGACGCGGTCCGCCCACCGGTATATGCAGCGCGGGCGGCCCAGCTCATCAACGAAGTTGCGGAGTTGGTCCAGACGTTGAACCAGGTGATCGCCGGAGTCATCGCCGAAGCAAATGCTTCAATCAATTTTATCAACGGGAAAATCAACGACATCAACGCCGCAAAAAATACTGTGCTGGCAATTCCGGCAGGCGCGCGAAGCGCAGTGCAGAGGTTGGCGCTGCAACGCTATAACGAATACCTGGGAGAGTTGAATGCGCAAGTCGGTCGGTTGCAGACTACGATCGGCTGCATTTCTTCGTAGGTTTGTTATTAGAGTTAATGATGGCATGGCGTTGCGTCAGGAATCCGAACGACGATTTTGTGCACATCATTCCGATCGGAGATTTCGAGCCGCATGACGAAAGTGAAGATTGCCGTTGTGAGCCTTATAGGAAACCGGTGGATGGTGGCGCTCGCGATCTGCTGATACATCGACCTTATGACGACTCTTTGTTGGACGGCGATAAAATAAAAGATTCTTTACACTCCGCCGGCTAACGTAACATACATGTTGCACAAGGGAATGCCTGAGTAAATGTCGCTGCACGGTTCATGGCTAACTCATCCGATTCAGTTCGACCAGCGCGGGTCGCTGCAAACTACTGCCGATCGGTTGCAAATGGTTGCTCAATCTATCGCCAGTATCGTGGAGACGCGTCAGGGCGAGCGGGTGATGGTGCCCGACTATGGCATTCCTGATTTCGTGTTCGAAGTGATGGACGCCGGATTCAGCGCACGCCTGGCGTACTTCCTTGAGCGACAGATCCGCAGGTACGAACCGCTGGTCGATCGCGTTTCGATTCGCGTAGGAACTCTGAAAGGCGACAAGTTTGCGCCAGGCTTCACGGCCGACGAACAGTTGGCAGCCATAGAAATCGAGTTTACTGTCCGCGGCTCAAACACACCAAGAAACCTGGTTTACCCTACGTGGGAGCTGCGGTAATATCGTAGCTCCTCAGCACCGCACAGACGGTCCGGTAAACAAAATAACGAGAGGCTCCGCAGCAGCCCGTGCTTCAGCCGAAGCATGGGCCTTTTTGTTTTTATGGCGTTACTTGTCCCTCCAGATCTCGACATTCGCGACGAAGAGCAGCTCGCCGCTGAAGCGATCGGGCGCGTGTCGGGCAGTCTTACGGTCGAGCGGATCGACAGCCAGATCCTCAGCCTGCGCAAACTGCGAACACTGGTTGAGGGCGGGACCTTGAATGCGCCTATCTGTCCGGAGCTCGCAAACGCAAACCCGTCCTCACCGCACACCGTTCTGCTGGAGACCTTTGGTTGGTTGATGGCGCAACAGGCCCGCCGCATCAACCAGCTGCCGGAAAGAGATCAAATTGAGTTTCACCGTCTCTTCGGCATTGAGCTGCGCGAGGCTACGGTGGCCACCACTGTGCTGCAGTTCACCGTCACGGCGGTTGAAGACACCGACGTCATTATTCCGGATCAAACACAGGTCAGTACTCCCGATGGACAACTCACGTTCGAAACCGATCAGGAGATCATTATTCCTTTTCCTGAGACGGTTGGCTCAGTTGGCGCGACGCGGCGCACGGCCGGCCGAGTACTGCTCGCGCCAAACGCGCTGACTCAAATGATCGACCCGATCGCGTTTGTTGAATCGGTGACTAACCTGCAGCCGGTGGATTCCGGTACCGATGCAGAAACAGTGGAAGAAGCTTTAGCGCGAGCGCGTAACTTTCAGCGTCGTGCTGAACGACTGGTCTCCGCCAGGGATCTCGAAGACGCGATTCTCGAAGACGTGCTGCTCGGCTCCGGCATCGTCAAAGCCTTTCCCTTGATCATGGCCGGAGACTTCACGCAGCTGAATCACCCGCGCGCCGGCCACACCACGATCGTCGTCATGACTGAAACCGGAAACGCAGTCAGCGACGACGTTAAAGCGCGCATTGAAGAGACGATGAAGGAGGCGATTGGCAGCCAGTTTATCTACGTCATCGATCCGCGATTCGTGCAGTTCAGCATCGAGGCCAGCATTAAGATCGAAGGCATCACGCCGCAGTCGGCAATCAAGGCCGGAGTTGAAAAAGCCCTCCGCGACTTTTACGGCACGAAGCGCGGCAACTTCGGCCGGCCGGTCCTCCGTTCCGAAATCATCGCCATTATCGAAGGTACTCCTGGCGTCGATCGCATAGCTTCAGATGCGAATGGACCAATCGTCGGCAATCCGGCTGCAGATATACCACTCGCGCCTTACGAGCTGCCAAAGCTGAACACGGTAACGCTGAATGTCGTCCCTTAATAATCTCGATTACCTGTATTCGCATTTGCCGGCGCGCCTGCGGCGTGACGACGAGACGCTGTTTTTGAAGCGGTTTTTGTCGTTCTTTGGAGAGACGTTGGATGGCTTCGATCGGCAGCTCGAGACTTTTTTTCAAACGATCGATCCCGAGAGCGCTTCACAAGCTTTCATCGACTGGTGGTTGTACTCGCTGTTTGGCTGGGGCTGGTTTCCGGAGTGGTTCACCGAGGATCGCCGTCGCGCATTCTATGCCGCAATTACCGGCCATTACGCCAGGCGCGGCACGATCGGCGGCATCAAGACTTTCCTCGCCGCTTTTGGACTCAGAGTCATCGTCGAAAAAGAACCACGCGTGTGGAGCGAAACGGCGTGGGGTGAAGACTCATGGACCGTGACCGCTCCCCTCGGAGTGGTGGTGCGGCTGCTTCCGGATGCGCCGGCGATCGCCGACGACTTGGAGTTCTGGATGGAAGCAACATTCGGCGAGGCCATTGGCGCAGCGCCAGGAGAAAACATTCAACGGGCGGATCTCGACGAGCTGCTTCGATTCGTGTGGCCACTCGGCAACATCATCATGATCGAAGACCTGCCTTTTCAAACGGAACAGACGGGCGAGCCGTTCACTTACGGCGAAGCCGAATACGGGGAAGAAATTCCAGGATGAAGGAGACTGTAATGAGAGCATTGTTAATATTGAGAGCATTGTTGCCATTGAGAGCATTGTTGCCATTCGTGGCGCTGCTGATCTTTTACAGCTCCGCGTTTGGTCAGGGCACACCTGGAACGGTCCGGTTTCCTGGCAACCTTGATACCCCTGACTCGCTGTTCCGGATCAAAGACACGCCACGAGCGCGTCTGACGAGTTCGATCACCAGCTCGAGCACGACCATCAACGTCGACTCGACTTCGTCGTTTGATATCAGCGGCTCGATCAAGCTGGACGACGAAGTAGTCTTTTACACCTCCAAGACCACTACTCAATTCCAGGGGCTGACGCGCGGTGCTGCCGGCACCACGGCCGTCTCTCATGCTTCAGGCATTGTCGTGCGCGCCCCAATTCTCGCGGTCCATCACAACACGTTGGCAGCAGCGATTCTCGCCACGCAGACAAAAGTAGGCAGTGGTTCATCCGCGCCAGTTAATGGCGCTGTTTTCATGGGTATCGGAGCCGGTAGTTCAGCATGGGTTTCACAGCCGGTGATTGACTGCACCAACTGCATTAACGTTCCTGGAGGCGGCGGTGGCGGCCCTGGTGATGTGACTGGACCGTCAGCTTCAGCAGACGGCGAACTGGTCCTGTTCGGGGCCTCCACTGGAAAGCAAATAAAGCGCTCGAATGGACTAAACGGCTACGTAAAGGTTGCCGGCGGCATTGTTGCGGCATTGCCTATTCCGGAAAGCGATCTGCCCTCGGCAATCAACGCCGCGAAGATTGCAGACGGTTCAGTATCGAATGCGGAGTTTCAATTTCTCGGCAACGTTACTTCAGACCTTCAGGTTCAACTGAACAATAAAGTCGGCACGGCGCGCGTGGTAAACACCAACTCGCCACTGACTGGCGGCGGCGGCCTGAACGCGGACCTCACGCTCAATTGTCCTACCTGCCTGACAACCGGCAGCACTTCGGTGCTTGATGGATCAATTGCTTACTGTGCCGATGCAGGTTCGACTGACACATACTCTTGTTCGCTATCTTCGTCAGTGACCTCTTTAGTCGTCGGTGGCCACTACCGATTTAAAGCCAACACAGCGAACACCGGTGTAGCGACGATCAACTTCAGCTCCTTCGGCGCGAAGACAATTAAAAAGCGTCACGATCTGGATCTGGCCGACAACGATATCGAAGCGAGCCAGATCGTCGACGTCGTTTACGACGGCACATTCATGCAAATGCAGTCGCAACTGGCCACGTTACCAGCAGGCAGTGGCGACATGTTGCTTGGGACTGCGCAGACCGTAACGGCAGCCAAGAACTTTAATGACGGCACTCTTGTAGTCAACGGTGGCGACTACGGCGCTACTGACAGCTCGCTGCCAAGCGGTGTTGAGAAGGCGTTTTTCCTTAACACAAATGTGGGTAGCCGCCGACTCTTTATTTACAACAACGGCCAGTTCCGCGCTCTGCTTCAAGCTGGCATCGATCTGGTGTCACCAGCGAACGGGGGGACGGGCGATGACACAAGCGCCACGACTGGCCTGCCTCGAGTTGCGAGCGGCAACTGGACCTACGACGGAGCCGCGTCGATCAGCGACACCAACACCGGAACTGAAACGAATAAGGCAGTCACTCCAGATGCGTTAGCTGGCTCAAACTTCGGCACGCGTACCGCGCAGCTCGTCGTCTTCGATTTCACTGTCGATACGGCAACTGGTGACGGGAAGTACTACTTCGTGATTCCTGCCGAACTTAACGGCATGAATCTCGTCGCGGTCTCGGCTCAGGTTGTAACTGCCGGCACGACGAACACACTTAACGTTGACCTCGCGCGTTGTGCGGCAGTGGCCACAGGCAATATGTGCTCCGGCACTGTTGTCGACATGCTTTCCACAAACCTCACGATCGATTCCGGTGAAAACAAATCTTCCACTGCGGCAACTGCAGCAGTGATTGACACCAGCAACGACGATGTGGCCACAGACCAAGTAATTCGCGTCGACGTGGATGCGGTGCACACGACCGCGGCCAAGGGACTAATTGTCACGCTTAGCTTCAGACTGCCATGAAAAAACTGACTGCACTGCTAATTCTGCTCGCCATCCTGTGTCTGATCGTTCCGACGCCAGGTCAGGACATCATTGTCCCGAAGCGCAGGCCAGCTGCAGGCGGTGGGGCACCCGCTAACTTTGTAAATGACACGTTCACGGAGACCACGGATACGGCGTATGGCTCTCACACTCCGGAACTCGGTGGTCCAGTGACGCTGCATCCCGCTTACAGCGCTGCCGCCACAGTTGATGCAACATCAGACCGCGTCTACCCAACCGGCACAACCGCTTACTTCTATAACGCTACGCCAACGAGCGCCGACCAGTGTGTTCACGTCGACTTTTACGCGGCTTCCATTATTTCAGTGAACATCAGCATCGGGCTGCGGATGAGCACGACCAGCGACGACATGTATCTGTTCCAGCTTAACAACGGGACACAGTGGAGATGGATTGAAAGACTTAGCGGTGCAAATGGTGTCTTGGGAGCGGTCTCAACGTCGAATCTCCCGAGCGTTGGCGGCTTCACCACAGTCGAGGCGTGTGTGACCGGCTCGAACTTGACCGTGTCATTCAACGGCGTGCATGACACTTCGATGGACCGCTCCAGCACAGCGATAACGGCAGCCGGCAGAGTTGGCTGGCGGGCTTCGGGCGCAGCTTCTGCCACTACCGGCTTTCACTTAGACAACTTTTCCGCGAGGTAAGAATGATTAAGCGATTCCTTCTCACAACCCTGCTGCTGCTGCTCTGGACCACCGCGCACGCGCAGAGCACTGTCACCTTCAAAACCGCCAACCTCCAGCACGGCATGGGCACCGATGGTGTAACAAACTACGGCCGGCAGATCACCAAGTTGATGGAGGACAAACCGGACATCATCTTTGTGCAGGAGAGAACGACCGGCGATACAGGCTGGGACTCTCCCATGTCGAGTGCGGGTCTAGCTGAGGCGGTCTATCGAGAGAATGCGCCAGCACCCGATCAGGGCGATGGACCAGCCATTTGGTATAAATCCTCGAAAGTTACCAAGCTGCAAACGTGGTCTCACGATCTCAACACCGGCACAAATCCGAGCTGTGGTACGGCGAATCTCGGCAACGACTGCTCGACACGAGTGACGAAGGCCGCCGTCGCAGCGAAGTTCCAATACGGCCGGTTTCGTTTTTACGTCGTCAACACGCACCTGTGCTGGTCGCTTTGCAACAACAGCACGAGCACTACCCTAAGCGTTCAGCGGGAAAACCAGATCGCCGATTTGCTTTCGTGGACAGTCACTATTACAGGCGGCGATCCAAACGTGGTGTTCGGCGGCGATTTTAACCTCGCACCTGACTCACCAAAGATCGGCGGCGGCTTTCAAAAAGACTACTTCACCGCGGCCGGCTACACCGATATGTGGAGCGCGGGAGTCAGCGCCGGCAGAGCCACAACTCCGTGGTTAGATCGCGACGCAAACGGAGTTGCTGATATGACCGTCAGCGACTCGGGGACAAATAACGTACAAACGCATGACAATCGTCGCATCGACTGGTTTTGGCTTAACACAGCCGCCACCGTTCTGAGACTGAATACCATCAGCGTTCCCGACTCGCGCGCAACGTGCAGTGTAGCTTTGACAAGTAATCAGCCTTCGGGAAGTTCTGCTTTCAAAGAGTGTCCGAGCGTTTCGCAGTTGTGGGATATAACCAGCGATCAGGGTATTCGTGTCAGTGACCACAACTTCATTACCCTGACGCTCTCGCTGCCACCGCCCACGAGTTACAACGTCCCGACGAACCGAACGGCTTTCCCCGAGCCCGCGCTGACTGGAGCGTTGGATTTAACTCAGCCTGGCCGAGGCGCCGGTTACACCTTTATCGACCCAACCTTTGGCACCACTATCACACGCTGCACTGACGAACACTTCTGGCCGGATGAGCCTGGCAAAAACCACATGCCGCCAGACACGGCCGAAGTGCGGTCAATGTCCATCAACTCGACTAAGCTGTATGTAATGAACATCGAGGGCGGTGGCATCACGCCACTCGCCTGGAGCGGCTCGCCTAAGCAGTGCGTGCGCCTGGGTGACACCAGTATTGCGCGGGGCGGCATCACGTTGGTGGGTGCGATCACTGGCGGCTCTGCCCTCCCTTCGTGGTCCGGCAAGGATGATGACTATTTGTGGGGAACGAACGGCTACGAGTTGCGGCGCTTTGACTTCTCAGGCCTCACCAGTACTTCAACCAGTGTCCCATTCACTGCCGTAGCCAACTACGCGACCATCTACAACACCGTGACCGGCGGCACGCTGTCGGGCGGTGTTTGCAGTCTGGGCGTGTCCGGAGTGGCAGCGGCCAACGATTTCATCGTTACTGCAATTCAGGGCAATCAGGACGACTGGAAAAAGGCGGTTTGGTACAACACGGCCGACGGCAGCTATAAAGTGCTCGACAGCGGAGTCTCTCCAGTGCGATGGTGGTCCAGCACTACCAACAGTTGGACCAACTTCACCGGCACCACCGGCAATTGGGATATGCACAACGTCAAGATCACGAAGGAAGGGCGTTATGTGCTCATCACCGTTGCCAACACCGAGGATGACTTCGTAACGCCTGAATTCACTGGCACCGGTAACGGCTACTTTGCAGTTTGGGACACAACCAACAACACGCTCATCTTCACGAGCACGGCTTACGATGGAGGGCATCGCAGTGGCGGCGTCGGCTATCAGATCAATCAGTACGCCAATGGTAGCGATGCCAGCCAGTGGGTATTGCGGGACCTAACCAACAGCACCACCTACAACAGTCCATCGTTCCTTATTTCGCCGCTACTCAGCGACGCCAGCTCCGTGCCTCAGCACACAGCTCTTAACCCTGACTTCGACGAGCACTCCAGTTGGGAGACAGCGCGCGCCGAGGCGTTCTATCCGGCGTTCTCGTTGACGAGTCGCACTATAGCTGTTGATGGCTCGCATCCGTGGCGAGCCTGGGAGAACGAGGGTCTGGCTGTACGCACCGATGCCACAGGCAACAACTCGGTCTTTCGGTTCTTCCACACTCACTCGGCGCGGATCTTCCCGCCGCCGACGCCATACGACTACTACGGCTACTCGTTTGGGCAGATTTCTCCAGATGGCTTGTACGCGCCGTTCTCAAGCAACTGGAACTTCACCCTCACGTACGCGACCGGCACCGATCCAAATACTGGTAACAATTGCGCTCCCAGCTGCAAGCGGATTGATACTTTTATTGCCAGCCTGCCGGCGACTGCTCCAACTGGCGTTTGCACCTGGCACACAAATCCTTCTTGCAACTAACACCGGAGCTGATTAGATGAAAAAAGTTTTCGTTCTTGGCGTTCAACCTGATCCTGATGGTCCAGTGTTTGGGCGCGTGATGGACCCGAATGACTTTCAGAAGTCACAGGACTTCGCCCATGAGCACATCAACCAGGTGGTTAGAGATCTTCTGGTCGCTGGTGCTGCCTCGGCACAGGCAGCCGGCTTCGCCGCGGCTCTCGCGGGAGGTTTGAACGTCAGCATTGATGTTGGCGCGGTGGTAGATGCGCTGGGAGAGAGTTATGAGTCGCCGACTAACGCCACAGTGGTTGCGTTGAATGCAGCGAACCCGGCCCTTCCTCGGATCGATCTTATCTATGCAGCTCTCGAGATCGATACTCCTACAGCTTCCGAGTTCCGGCCGTTTCGCAGATTGCGCACGCAGGCGGAGCTAGAAGCCGGAACTCCTGAGTTTCCGCCGGCCCAATTCAATCAGCCTACTGAGCTGCATACGCGCGCCACGATCGGCGTGAAAACGGGCGTCGCCAACGCTAATCCAGTAGCTCCTGCCGCCGGCGCCAACGAAGTTCCATTGTGGACCGTGCACGTAGCGGCCGCACAGGTGAATCTGGTCAACGGAGATCTCACTGACGTCAGAGTCAGGATGAAATCACTTTACCAGGCACTGCTTGATATCACCGTTTTGCAGGCACAGATGGCTGCGTTGGGCGAGACGGTCCAGGACATAGTCGGCGTCTTTATCCTTGAGGGTCCAGGCATCGATGTCGTCTACAACGACATCGCCAATCAGTTCACCGTGTCCCTGGAACCCGCGTTGAAGGCTTTGCTCGACAATGCAACGAACGCAAATAACATCAGCACACTCGTAAAGCGAGACGCGCAGGGAAACTTTGCCGCAGGAATAATGGATTTGAATGCAGGGCAAACGGTCCTTGGCGCGGGCACCGCGGCAACGCCAGGCGGTCTGCGATTAAGAGCGCCGACGAATAACGTGACTGCGCTCTTGACCTTGATGTCGCAGGTTGAGGGAGGAACGAAGTTTGTTATCGCAGGAGATGTCAGTCAAAACAGCCCTGTCTTCCAGATCTATCACGGCCGAGGCCCTAATGAGTCTCTTCGAATGCAAATCGGTTCACTCGGAGAGATCGCCTTTGTGGGCAACGTATCGATTTTCCCCGCATCAGACCCACCGCGAGCTGGCGACCTCGCTATAAGCGGCAACCTGTCAAAAGCCTCGGGCACCTTTGAAATCGATCATCCGCTCGATCCCGCCAACAAGGACCTGCGCCACGCCTTCGCTGAGTCACCACGCTTTCTGCTGATTTATGACGGCGAAGCAACGCTTGCTGCTGGTCAGGCGGTCGTCGACATTGATCAGTCGTCCGGCATGAGCAACGGCACATTCGCTGCGCTCACCAGAAAAGCCAGAGTGTTTCTCCAAAACAAAGACGGCTTCACTCGAGTAAAACACAGCCCGATTGTGAACGGGCAATTCACCATAATCGCCGAGGACTCGAATTGTGAGGACACCGTTGCCTGGTCGGTGCAATGTGAGCGACAGGACGTCTACATTAGAAAGACCCCCATCTCCGACGATGACGGTAACTTGATAGTTGAAACCGACAAGCCTGAACCTGATCTCGGCCTTCTAAATCCGACAACTGTTCTTCTGCACGCTCAGCAACCAGCACCTGATCGACAGGACACGGAAGTTGTTTGGCAGTTGGCGGGAACAAAGGGATTTCCGCGCCATGCTCACATGGGCGACCCGCAGTCCCTACCGACTCGAGTGCGCACCTTCCATACTGTCGACATGAATGGGAATGAATTCGAAGACTGA